TTCCGCTTCCGTGATGGCAAGCCGATTGGTGAGGACGGAATGATCTGGCTGGCGATCCACCTCGCCTCGTGTGGTGACTTCGGGAAGGTCTCGAAGAAGCCGTTCGATGCTCGTGTGGAGTGGGTCAACGAGAACCTCGCAAAGGTCCTCGACGTGGCTCAGGACCCACAAGGCACGGTCGATTGGTGGAAGCAGGCCGACAAGCCCTTCCTCTTCGTGGCTGCCTGCATGGAGTACGCTCAGGCCCTCATCGAGGGACCGAGCTTCGTCTCTCACCTCCCGGTGAGCTTCGATGGCTCCTGCTCAGGCCTGCAACACCTGTGTGGCATGACGGGCTCCGAAGAGGGTCGCTTCGTCAACCTCACGCCTTCTGAGAGCCCTCAGGACGTGTACCAAGCGGTTGCCGATCTGGTCCTTGAGAACGTTCGCAAGGATGCAGCTGCGGGCAACCCACAAGCTCAGGCGTGGCTCCGCTACGGTCTGGGGCGCAAAGAGGTGAAGCGTGGGGTTATGACCTACTGTTACTCCTCGCGCTCCTTTGGCATGGCCGAGCAGATCAACGAGGACCTCATGGTCCCTCTGGGCGACAAGGTGCTGAAGGGCGACCTGACGGACCATCCCTTCGGTGAAGGGCAGGGCTACAAGGAAGCCTTCTATATGGGCTCCCTGTTGTGCAAGACCATCGAGGAGTTCATTCACGCCCCGGCTGAGGCTATGGGCTTCCTGCGTAAGATTGCCCTTGGGCTTGCCCACGAAAGCAAGTCCGCTGTTTGGACCACACCATGCGGTCTCCCCGTGATGTCGTGGTATCCCGAACAGGAACACACCCGCATTACCTTGTTCCTCCATGACCGGGGCTACAAGGTGCAGCACAAAGTTAAGATCGACACGGACCCCAAAGACACGGTTCGCAAAGAGAAGTCGGCCAACGGGATTGCCCCGAACTTTGTGCATTCCATGGACGCTTGTCACCTGATGATGGTTGTCAACGCTGCGGCGTCTGAGAACATCACACAAGTGGCACTCGTCCACGACTCGTTTGGTTGCCTTGCGGCTGACGCAACGCGCTGGAACGAGATCATTCGTGAGCAGTTTGCCCGCCTCTACACTGAGTTTGACGTGTTGGGCGAGGTGAGGGCGCAGGCTCTCAAAGACATTACCGCTCAGAATGCACACCGTATCCCAGATGTGCCCGCTAAGGGCTCTCTGGACCTGAACGACATCAAACGTTCGCTCTACGCATTTGCGTAACAACAAATTGGAAACGACATGGCTAAGAAGATTATTGTCACCACCGCTTACGGCACCGCTGCATATCCCTACATCACCAAGCCGGATACCTTCGGTCGCTTTGCGGACAACAAGTATAAGACCAAGCTGATCCTCGATGACGTGGCCTTTGAGAAGTTCAAGGCCGAGTTTACGAATGCTGTTGGGTCTATCCCGAAGGGCTACAAGCTCCCGTGGACGACTAATGACGAGGGCCAGCACGTTCTCACCGCTAAGAGCAAGTTCCTGCCGAAGGTCAACCTTCCGGCTGATGAGGACGAGCTTGACGAGAACGAGTACATTGCTTCGGGCTCGAAGATCAAGATGGCCTGCGAAGTCTACGACTACGACAAGGGCTTCTCTCTTCAGCTGCTTGAGGTTCGCGTGAAGGACCTCGTGCGTGGCTCCGGTTCCGGTGGCTCGCTGCTGAAGGACGATGATGACGAGGACGAACGTCCCGTTAAGTCGGTGAAGAAGGGTGCTCGTGAAGCTGCCCTCAGTATCTAAGAAACCGATACTGTACAAAGCACGATACAGGTCTCGACTAGAAGAGCGGGTCGCTGAGCAGTTAGAAGCTGCTGGCGTCCCGTTTGACTATGAGGCCGAGAAGCTGAAGTACACGGTTCCTGCGCGGAACGCGACCTACACGCCTGACTTCATCCTCGCAAAGAAAATCTATGTGGAGACGAAAGGCTGGCTGCGTTCCGCATCCGAGCGCCAGAAGATGGTCCTTGTAAAACAGGCGCACCCTGACAAGGACATTCGGCTGGTATTCCAAAACGCGCACAACAAAATCTACAAGGGCAGTCCGACTACTTACGCCAAGTGGGCCGAAGATCATGGCTTCCCTTGGGCAGATGGTGGAAAGATTCCCGAAGAATGGCTAAACGAGGCAAGAAATGGTTGAGCTTTCTGTTACTCCTCAGGCTCGTCGTGTCCTCGCTCATTTGGAGCGTAGGGGATCGATTAGCCCGATGGAAGCGATCATTACCTACGGAATTACACGTCTTGCTGCTCGCGTACACGAGCTTCGCCGTATTGGCTTGGCTGTTCACACGGAACTGAAACGTGACGCAGAGGGCAAGCCTTACGCCCGCTACACGCTCACTGCCTGATTACTAGGAAGAGACAATGACAAAGTACAATGAAGAGATGACGCTTAGTTTCCGTAGCTACGTTCAGAAGGAAGACCCGAGTGAACCTTGGGCGGGGAATGTCTTGGAGCGTGAAGTGAACTTCCGCATCACGGACGATCTGTTCCTCGATGACATCATGGACAAGTTCGCACAGTTCCTTCGCGCATCCGGTTTCGATTACGTCCGCATGTACCCTGAGTTTGACGAGTACGGGATCAGCGCACATCGTTGGGTTTTCGATAAGAAGCTCTACGAGGACTACGGCGCGTATCGTCCTGAAGACGAAGAGCGCGAGATCAACTTTTAATTACAAATAAGGAGAAGCAATGGGCGTCCTTCTGAAAGCACATTTACCTTGCGAACATTGCGGGTCATCCGATGCGAAATCGATCTACACAGATGGTTCGACCTATTGCTTCTCCTGTCGTAAGTCCACGCAACCCGATGGCGAAAGAACTACAGGAGAGGCTGTGGAGGAACCGAGTAATTCCAAACAAGAAACGTTCCTTGAGGGTGAAGCACAAGCGATCCCTAACCGAGGACTGACGCAGGCTACTTGCGAGTTCTGGAAGTATGAGATTGGCGAGGACCACGGTTCTCCGTGCCACATCGCAAACTTCCGTGACCAGAAGGGGCGCTTGGTCGCCCAGAAGATCAGGAAAGCAGGAAAGAAGTTCACGGTACTAGGCGATGGCAAGAACATGCCCCTCTACGGTATGTGGCTCTGGTCAGGTGGCAAGTCGGTAGTCATCACTGAAGGAGAACTCGATGCGCTGAGCGTGTCGCAGGCCTTCGGAAACCGCTATCCGGTCCTGAGCCTTCCCCAAGGTGCCACGAGCGCCAAGAAGGTTCTCCAGACGCACTACGAGTACCTCGACAACTTCGAGAAGATCGTCCTGTGCTTTGACAACGATGAGCCGGGTCAGAAGGCGGTCGAGGAGGCTGCTTCGGTCCTGCCTGCGGGCAAGGTCTATGTCATGCAGCTGCCTACCAAGGACGCGAATGACTGCCTCGTCCACCACGGTCCCGAGCCAATCACTAAGGCCTACTGGAATGCCCGTGAGTGGAAGCCGGATGGCATCGTGAACGCTCGTGATCTCAAAGATGAGGTGCTGAACCCCATCGAGGTCGAGGTGGTCCCATACCCGTTCTCTGGCCTGAATGAGAAGCTGGGTGGCATCCGTATTGGTGAACTCGTGACGATCACGGCAGGCTCAGGTGTCGGTAAGACAACGCTGATCCGTGAACTGATCTATGATCTGGCAGTCAAGAAGGGCTTGCCAGTAGGAGTTATGGCACTTGAAGAAAGTAACAAGCGCACGATGGAAGGGCTCATCTCCATCCATCTTGAGCAAAACATCGTCCTCTCACGGGAGCTTGTTGGCAAAGAAAAGCTCGCACAAGCGTTTGATGAAGTCGCAAAACCGAACCTCTTCCTCTTCGACCACTTTGGTTCGACGGAGATCGAGAACATCTTGAACCGTATTCGCTACATGGCGAAGGCATTGGGTGTGAAGTATGTGGTCATCGACCACCTTTCGATCCTCATGTCGGGTATCGCTGGTAGCGATGAGCGCAAGATGATCGACGTGGCTATGACGAAGCTCAGGACACTTGTGTCCGAACTCGACATTGCCATGCTGCTGGTCTCGCATCTTCGCCGTCCAGATGGCGACAAGGGTCACGAGGACGGCGCAGTAGTGCATCTGGGCCAGCTGCGTGGCTCGCACAGTATCGCTCAGCTGAGTGATGCCGTGCTGGGTCTCCAGCGTGATCCAGAAGCCCCTACAGAACCCCGCATCGAGCTAGTGGTCCTCAAGAACCGCTGGTCTGGTGATCGAGGCTCTGCGGGTCTCCTGACGTATGTGCGTGAGACCGGAAGACTAACGGAGAGTTTGTTCTAATGATTCATGCCTATTGGACTCTCATTATTCTAAATACAGGACTGATGACTGTTCCTGAGTTTCGTTACGAGACCCAGGAGCTATGTGAGAAAGCCGGGAAGATTTACAGTAGCAACTCAGCTCTTTCAGGTCTGAGATGGGCCTGCGTACCAAGTAACGAGGCACTTAAAAGACAATGAGACTAGCGTTCGATATTGAAGCGAACGGTCTCCTTGATACAGTATCCAAAATACATTGCATTGAAGCCTATGATGTTGACACAGACGTTGCGTATAGCTTTGGTCCCAACGCTATCCACAATGGCTGCGAATTACTCGCTGAAGCCGATACACTCATCGGCCACAACATCATCTGCTACGATCTGCCAGCCTTGAAGAAGGTGATGGGCTTCGAGCCCAAGGCAACGATCCGAGACACCCTCGTGGTGGCTCGCCTGATCCACAGTAACCTTCGCGACACCGATGGCACACTCGTGCAAACGGGCCGTCTCGACAAGGAACTGTACGGCTCCAACAACCTCAAGGCGTGGGGTCAACGGATCGGGGAACGCAAGCAAGAGTATGACGGAGGCTTCGAGACGTGGAACCAAGAGATGCAGGACTACTGCGCTCAGGACGTTCGCACCCTCGTGCAGCTTTGGCGATACCTCAAGGTAGACCAGTATAGCGACCAAGCCGTTGAGCTTGAGAATGACATCGCTCGCGTATGCTTCCACATGGAGCAATGCGGGTGGACCTTTGATCGAGACAAGGCCGTAGACCTGTACTCCAAACTCGCAGCAAGGCGTGATGAGCTTCACGCGCAGCTGGTGGCTAAGTTTGGCACATGGCAGGAAGAAGCTGGTGTCCTGATCCCCAAGAAGGACAACAAGACACGAGGCTACAAGGCTGGTGTCCCTGTCCAGAAGTACAAGACGGTCGAGTTCAACCCGAACTCTCGCCGTCACATCGAGAAAAAGCTGCGTGAACTCGGGTGGAAGCCTGAGCTATTCACCGATGGTGGTGCTGCGAAGCTGGACGAGTCGGTCCTTGAGAAGATCGACATTCCAGAAGCAAAGCTCCTCGTTGAGCATTTCATGGTGGTCAAACGCCTGTCCCAGATCGGGGATGGCGATGAGGGCTGGCTCAAGGCTCTCGACGCTAACAACCGGATTCACGGGCGGTATAACACCATGGGCACGGTGACAGGCAGGGCTTCGCATTACAGTCCGAATCTCGGGCAAGTTCCTGCGAACAAGAAGCCGTTCGGCAAAGACTGTCGCGAACTCTTCACCGTGCCTAAGGGCTGGGTGATGGTGGGCGCTGACATGCAGGGCCTCGAATTGCGCTGCCTCGCGCACTATATGGGATTCTTTGACGATGGTGCTTATGCGGACCTCGTGATTAACGGGGACGTGCACACCGAGAACCAGAAGGCTGCTGGACTGCCTACACGAGACAACGCAAAGACCTTCATCTATGCGTTCCTCTATGGGGCAGGCGATGCGAAGATCGGCAAGATCGTAAAGGGTACGGCTAAGACCGGAGCGAAGCTGAAGTTCGACTTCATGCAGAAGTTCCCGGCCTTGAAGCGCCTGCGTGATATGGTCGAGCAAGCAAGCACCAAGGGTTATCTCAAGGGTCTCGATGCTCGTCACATCCCTATTCGGTCGGCACACGCTGGACTGAACAGCCTTTTGCAGGGCTGCGGGGCGATATTGTGTAAGCGTTGGGTTGTAGACGCATTCAACGAAGTGTCTACAAAATATAAGCCGGGATACGATGGTGACTTCGTGTTCTGCGGCTGGATTCACGATGAAGTTCAAGTGGCTTGTCGTGCTGATATTGCTGATGACATCGGCAAGATTATTGTGAAGTGTGCTCAAAATGCAGGAGAACGATACGGGTTCTCTGTCCGACTCGACTCCGAATACATCATCGGAGCAAACTGGTCAGAAACCCATTGAGGAAACTGAAGACAGACTGCTTGTAGTTCTTTTCAACGCATGGCGACTGCCTTTCACGGTGCAATCAGACTTCGCACGAGCATTCGCTGGTGAAGTCGCTATGGCCGCATCTGACGGCCTAATTACGTCACAAGAGAAACAGGGCGTTTACGGACGTGTCTGGCGGATCACGCCCCGTGGTCTCGACCTCTTATGGCAGGAGATGGAAGATGACCGACAATAATGAAAACAAGGACTATGAGGTCAACGTGGTCCTCATGGATAGTCCCATGCTTATTGCCATTATGGTTCTCATGGCGTGGCTGACCGCAGCTGGTCTCTACAAGACGGCTGAGATGGTCTTCTGGGTGATGAGATGAGTGACGATTGCGGCTCATGCCGCTTTTTTAAGATGCGTGTCATCGGGGATGGGATGTGCCGAAGGTACCCGCAGGCGGTCCCTAAGAGCCCTAAAGATTGGTGCGGTGAGTTCTCTCCGGGGACACTTCACGTTGCACCCAAGCCGAAAGAAGAGCCTGTAGAGAAGCCTGTGCCAAAGAAAGGTAAGGCGAAATGACGAACCCGTTTGAAGAGTGGTTTCGTTACTGGATTGCTTATGTAGAAGGATGGATCAATGGCTGGAAAGACCATCGACGTTATTGAGTGGAAAGATGCGGTTGTCGATTGTGGATGGGAAGAGAAGGACAAGGTGAAACTGGAGTGCCACACATGCTTCAGCATGGGCCTCGTTGTTTCCGAGAACTCTGACCAGATCGTCCTCGCCGCAACGTGGTCGGAAGAGGGGGATGACTTCGGTGTCAACAACCGTATCGCCATCCCTAAGGGTTGGATCGTAAGCCGCAAGACCGTGAAGGTCTAATGGGTGGTCCTCTTATTCTCATTGAGGAGCGATCTATGCCTATGTCGCATTCGATCAATATATGGCTAATAACATTGGTATGTGCATTGCCTTCGCCGGTTATGCCTTCGCTAATCTTGGCCTATTCATGCTGGCGAGATAACATATGATGGAAGTTACTCTTATCGACCACATGGGGTCAGACCTATCCGTGGTGAACGCTGCTCGCGTTAGCTTCTCGAAAGAAAGCTACTGGGACTTCGATCATAAACAGGAAGGCGATCTCGTATTTAGTCTATCCGACAAAGACGCCAAGCTCATTCGCTACCTCGCCAAGCACAACCATTGGACACCCTTTGGTCACTGCTTCGCATCGTTCCGCATCAAGGCTCCGATCTTTGTGGCGAGGCAGCTTGGCAAGCATCAGGTTGGCCTCGTGTGGAACGAGGTGTCACGGCGGTATGTCGATGATGAACCTGAGTTCTATGCGCCTGAGTATTTACGGAAACGTGCTGCTAATGTGAAGCAAGGCTCAAGCGACGAACAAGTGGACAGCGCGAGAGCTAAGTTCTTCTTTCGATACGCAGAAACAACTGCGTTTGAGGCGTACAAGACGTTGCTTGAAGAAGGTGTTTGTCCTGAACAAGCACGAGTCATACTGCCACAAAATACATACACGGAATGGGTCTGGTCCGGTTCACTCGCAGCGTTTGCTCGCGTGTGTAAGCTCCGGTTGGACCCTCACACCCAAAAAGAAACCCGAGAGATCGCCCAGATGATCTCTGACGAAATGGAACAACTGTTCCCTGTATCTTGGAAAGAACTGACTAATGATTGAACGAAACGGCCCGTGGGGCCAACACCTGATGATTGACGCGATCTGTAACAAGTCGAAAATCACCGATGGCGAGAACATCAAAGAGTTCGCTCGTGAACTCGTGAAGCGCATCGACATGAAAGCGTATGGCGAACCGACTGCTGTGGACTTTGCCAATGATGACCCCGGTAAGGGTGGCTACACCCTCGTGCAGCTTATCGAGACCTCCAATATCTGCGCTCACTTCGTATCGGCAACTGGCGAGGCGTACTTCGACGTTTTCTCCTGCAAGGAGTTCGATGTCGATGTGGTTGCACGAACCATTGACGAGTTCTTTGGCCCCATCGAACACGGCATGGGACAGAACATTCTCCGTGGCGCTTGGAACGAAGCCGATGACGAATCCAACTCTACTCATTGACGGCGACCTGTTACTGTACAGGGCAACGTCAGTAGTGGAGAAGGAAGTGAGATGGGATGCGGACAACCACGTCCTCTTCTCGAATGCTCAGGAGGCTTATGAGGCCTTCGAGGCTGCCCTGAATGCGTTGATCGATAAGCTGCCCCACTCGGGTATCCAGATCGCCTTCACGAAGGGGCAGTCCTTCCGTTCCAACATCTATCCTCTCTACAAGGCTCCCCGTGTTGGAACTCGCAAGCCTCTGTGCTTCGCGAGGGTACGCGAGATGGTCGAGGAGAAGTATCTGACGTATTCGCACCCCGGTCTTGAGGCCGATGACGTTATGGGCATTTGGGCAACCAAAGACCTGAACACGATCATCGTCTCTGAGGACAAGGACATGAAGACTATTCCGTGCAGGCTCTACAGGCAGAACGAACTGATAGAGGTCACGGAGGCTGAGGCTGACTACAACTTCATGTTCCAGACCCTCACAGGGGACACCACAGACGGCTATCCGGGTTGTCCGGGTATTGGCCCGAAGAAGGCCGAAGCGATCCTTCTGGCCGAAGGTGACGAGCCTGTCTGGCAACGTGTGGTCAAGACTTACGAGAAGGCTGGGTTGTCCGAAGAGGACGCTCTTATCCAAGCCCGTATGGCTCGCATCCTACGGTCCTGCGATTGGGATGCAGAAACTAAAGAGGTGAAGTTATGGCAGCCGCCTACTGTGTGAAACGACCGGGGGAGTGTGATGGAGGTTGTGACATCTGCCCACAGCCTCCTCGGTATATGAAGCCGCAGAGAACTCCGTTGGTCGAACTGATCGAGAGTCATGTGGAAGCAGCGACTAAGGCTGCGTATGACCACATCAATAAACCTTCACATTACGCTAAGTGGAAGGTCGAGCCGATCACCTACATCATGGAGAATGGCATGGACTTCTGGCGGGGCAACATCATCAAGTATGCCTCGCGAGCAGGCTCCAAGGCTTACGATGGTATGGACCTCGTTGAGAGTGAGATCACCGATCTCGAAAAGGTGCGTCGATACGCCGAGATGCGTATCAACCAGCTTCGTGGGGAGAAGGTATTGTGAAGCAGCTTGATCTGATCGAAATGATTGAAGAACTGGATGACCGTGAACTGGGTGATACCTCCTCGTGGTCCTACGGCGTAGTACAGCTGGAGAACGGTGATTTCATGCTCGCTGAAATCTTCTGGGACAAGGACGAACGCCCCCTTGCGTTCTCTGAAGCCAACCTCGTCGTTGACTCTGAAGAGGGCATCACGGGCCTCATCGAGAGCCTGACGCTCGCCCTCAACGATCTCGAAGCGGAACCCACGGCTATTCCCGTGTCTGCATTCTACACAAAGTGAGACTAATGGAACTCCATATGTATCAGGAGGCGGCGAAGAAATTCGCCGTCTACCCCAAGCACACCGCCAAGTTCTACGTCCTTCTCGGCCTTCTCAGTGAGGCCGGGGAGGTCGCAGGCAAGGTCAAGAAGGTGGTCCGTGGCGACAAGAACATGGCCCTTCAGGACGAAGAGTTCCTCGTTGAACTCGTCCACGAACTCGGAGATTGCCTCTGGTATATCGCAATGATTAGCGAAGAGTTCGGTCTCGACCTCAACGACATTGCCGTTGCTAACCTTGAGAAGCTTTTGAAGCGCAAACAGGCTGGGACCATCAAAGGTTCTGGCGACAATCGATAAAAGAAAGAAGAATTATGCTCCGTAATGAACCCGGCCCCACTATTCCAATCAGTCAGGAAATCCACGCCCTCAAGTACCGTCTCGACAACGAGAGCTTCGAGGAGTGCATCTACCGCATCGCCAATGCCCTAAAGGATGGCGACGATCATTTCTATGCCCTCAAGGACATCTTGATGGACATGCGGTTCTTGCCTGCGGGTCGCGTTCAGTGCGCCATGGGTTCTCCACGAGCCACCACGGCATACAACTGCTTCGTGTCTGGCTTGGTGGAGGACTCCATGGACTCGATCATGGATCGCGCCAAGGAAGCCGCAGAAACCATGCGGCGAGGTGGAGGTATTGGTTATGACTTCTCCCGACTACGCCCACGAGGAGACCTTATCAAGTCTCTGGATAGCAAGGCCTCTGGACCCATCAGCTTCATGTCAATCTTTGACTCCGTGTGTCAGACCATCGCCTCCGCAGGACACCGACGAGGTGCCCAAATGGGTGTGCTTCGAGTGGATCACCCGGACATCGAGGACTTCATTCGAGCCAAGCACAATAATGACAAGCTTACTGGTTTCAACATTTCGATTGGAATCACCGACAAGTTCATGGAATGTCTGAAGACAGGCGAGAAGTTCCCGCTTGAGTGGGAAGGTCGCATCTATCGCTACATCGATCCGAAGCCTCTGTGGGACCAGATCATGCGTTCCACTTGGGATTGGGCAGAGCCGGGTGTGCTGTTCATCGACCGTATCAACGAGATGAACAACTTGTGGTACTGCGAGACCATCGAGGCGACCAACCCGTGTGGTGAGCAACCGCTCCCGCCTTACGGCGCGTGTCTCTTGGGCTCCTTCAACATCGTCAAGTATGTCCAGATCGGTCCCCACGGCAATCCACACTTCGATCTCGCGCAGCTGATCGCAGACATCCCCCACGTTGCTCGTGCCATGGACAATGTGATTGACCGCACGATCTATCCGTTGCCCGCACAGGAACGTGAGGCCAAGGCTAAGCGCCGAATGGGCCTCGGTGTCACTGGCATGGCGAATGCCCTTGAGGTCCTTGGGATGCCCTACGGGTCCCCTGAGTTCCTCAAGACCCAAGGCCTGATCCTTGGGGTGATCCGTGACGAACTCTATGCGGCCTCCGCACGGTTGGCGGCTGAGAAGGGATCGTTCCCCCTGTTCGACAAGGAACTGTACCTTCAGGGCAATTTCATCAAGGAACTGCCTGAGGACGTTCGTGCCTTGATCGCTGAACACGGCATCCGCAACTCGCACCTGACCTCGATTGCCCCGACCGGGACCATCAGCCTCACGGCAGATAACGTCTCGTCTGGCATCGAGCCTCCGTACCTCCTGTACTACGACCGCACCATCCAGACCTTCAACGGTCCCAAGGTGGAGCGCGTCGAGGACTATGCGTACCGCCGTTGGAAACACGAGGGACGCACGGCCAACGAGATCGCTGCTCGGGACCACGTTCTGGTGCTGGCAAACGCCCAGCAGTATGTGGACTCGGCGGTCTCCAAGACCTGTAACGTGGGCGATGACGTGACCTTCGAGGAGTTCAAGACCCTCTACGAGAACGGCTGGGCGCTGGGCTGTAAGGGCCTGACCACGTTCCGGGCTGCGGGTAAGCGGTTTGGCATCCTGAATGCCCCGGCTGAGGCCGAAAAGGAGGAGGCCAAGGCTGAGGCCTGCACCTTCGACCCGGCCACGGGGATTAGGACATGTGAGGTTTAAAATAGGTCTAGGAGCCTCTACGTTGGCTCAGAACGGCGTTCGTGAGGGTCTCAGGTACTACCCTACCTAAACCGCACAATGCCCGTCCTAGGGCAAATATGAGGCTAGGTTAGGCCTACAAACTGAAAAACACCGATGTTTTCAATGGGTTATCCCAAAGATTACATCGGTGTTTTTTGCTAAGTAGCGCAGCTACGCCGCTTTAATGAAGCTTACCTACCATCCAAGCCACGGCCTGACTGAGGCCTGCGCCGAAGATGGCTGAAAGACCTAGCAGCATCTTCGTGCCACCAGTCATCTCATCCTGCTTCTGACGAAGGTACTTGACCTCCGTGCGGACCTCTTCGAGGAGGTCCTTCAATTGAGATACTTCAGATTCCAATCGTCCAAAGTCGCGAGCGTCGATCTCTGTCACTTCGCGACCCCCTTCACCTTCTCAAAGGTGCGGAAGCCCGCAATGCCCAGCATCCCGAAGGTAAGGGACATCAGAGCGTCTGCGTTGAACGCAGGCATCGTCTTTGTGAGGCCCATCCAGACGGCGATAGGGGCCAAGACATACATGAAGAAGAACGCAAGGGCGCAGGACCATCCGATGGCGGGTCGCCAGCCTGAGGTCCACACCGAGGGGTTCTTGGCCTCCTCGACGTTGATCGCCACCTGACCCTTCATCTCCTCGATGGAGGCAGCAAGGAGGGTAGCCTCAGCTTCCATCTTGGCCTTCTCACGGGCAGCTGGAT